GGTGGTGGTGCACAAGGTTCTCCGAGTGCTACTGGAACAAGTGGTGCTGGTGGTTCGGGTATCGTAATCGCGAGAACACCATCAACAGGAGGAATTTTATTTACAACATGTAGTGCATGCGCACCAGTTACATCAACTGACGGAATAAATCAGATTGCAGAGGTTAAAGCATCAACAAATTTAAATATTATAGACACAAGTTGTGCAACGGCATCAGTTGATTATTTAGTAGTCGCTGGTGGTGGAGGAGGAGCTAATGGTTGTGGCGGAGGTGGTGGCGGAGCTGGAGCCGGTGGTTGGAGATCATCTTTTCCAGGTGGAACAAAATTATTTTTACAACCTGGACCACACGCAGTCACAATTGGAGCTGGTGGAGTAGCTTCAAATGGATGTCAACCAAATACAACTCAACAACCGGGTAATGATAGTTCTATCGGTTATATTGTTTCAACAGGTGGTGGTAGAGGTGACCAAAATAATTTAAATGGTGGAACTGGAGGATCCGGTGGTGGAGGTGGTTCAAACTGTGGATGTGGTGGTGCAGGTAATACTCCTGCTTTAAGTTCACCAGCATCACCTGTTCAAGGAACTAATGGTGGAAATGGAAAATTAGGTAGTGGTGGTCCAACTGGACTTTTCGCTGGTGGTGGTGGAGGTGGAGCTTCGTGTGCAGGATCAAACGCTTCAAATCCTGCTGACACAGGAGGAGATGGTGGAGCAGGAAAAAGTAGTTCTATAACAGGAAGTCCAGTAACTTATGCCGGAGGTGGTGGCGGTGGTTCTGGAGGATCTAGTGCTGCTGGAAACACAACTCCTGGATCAGGTGGATCTGGTGGTGGTGGTAGAGGTGGAGCAAGAACAAATGGTACATCTACACCATCTTCTGCTTTAAATGGAGTAGCTGGAACAGTTAATACCGGAGGCGGTGGTGGTTCTGGTGGATATGCATCTGGAGGTTCTCCTTACACAGGAAATGGTGGAGCTGGTGGTTCTGGAATAGTGGTAGTAAGAGCACCTGGACCAGCAGGGCCTTTATTTACTGTAGCACCAGGAACTAACACAAAAACAACATTACCAGCCCCTGCAGGAGGGTGTACTGTAATGACATATACTGTAACTGGAACGTTGACTATAAGTTAAAATTAAATTATAAATATAAATTTTAAGGAGTAAAAATATGGCACATTTCGCAGAATTAAAAGCAATGACAGATCCTACTGGATTTACGTCAGATTCACATCAAGTAGTACAAAGAGTAGTTGTTGTAGGAAACGACTGTGTTCCTTCAGACATGCACCAAGATGGTGAAACATGGTGTATTAATTTTTTCAAGGGTGGAATCTGGAAACAGACTTCTTACAATCATAATTTTAGAAAACAATACGCAGGAATAGGGATGATCTATGATCCTGTAAAAGATAAATTTTTAGCAAGACAACCTCATGCTTCATGGTCATTAGACTCTAATGATGATTGGCAAGCGCCGATAGCGTATCCATCTATAACAGATGATGGTCAGGCACAACCTGAATGGCGTTATGTAATATCTTGGAACGATACAAAATATAATGCTGACAACACTAAGGGTTGGGAAGCAACTAAATCAAACGACGAATCGGAAACACCTACCAAATACAATTGGAATGGCACAGCTTGGGTGTCCGAATAGGAGACTCAAATGCCTAGAGGCAGCAGTAATATAAACGGAGGAGTAATTGGAAAAACGAATAAAACTTCGTTTGGAAAATGTACTGTTACAACTAAAACAGCAAACGCGTGTAGCGCGGTCACAACACAACCAGGAACTAGACTAGCTCAAATGTTATTAGTAGCTGGTGGTGGTGCTGG